GAGCTTGCCTTCTATCAGCCCGGTTAGCTCTCTTAGATCGACCGTCTTTTTACCCAGCGTTTGCGCCGCGCGAGAGATAGACTCCCTATCCTCGCCCACTCTGATGTAAAAATCAGCCGTGATATCTACGCGCATCCTGTCTTTGGTTATGAAGCTATCGCTTTTAGAGCGAGCAACCGTAACTTTCATCGACTGCATATTTATGTCGATATAATCATGCAGTATCGGCAGTATCAAAGCGCCGCCGTCTACGACGACCTTTTCGCCGCCAAATCCCGTTCGCACGAACGTAAGCTCCTTTGTCGTCTTTCGGTAAAGTCTTGAAAAAACGATACCTAAGATAACGATAGAAAAGAGTCCTATGCCGACAAATACGGCTAAAGACGTCATCCCGTCAATATTCATACCACTCTCCTTTGATTAAATTTATGATTTTATAATTTTTGAGATCGTGCTGTAACTAAGATCAAATTTTGCAGCAAGCTCTCTGATTAAAATCGTTTTAGTCTTTCCCGCTTTTAATCCCTCTTTATATTCTTTTCTGATATCGTCATTACGAAACGTCGCTTTGTAGCTAGGTATATAGATATTGGCGCCGCCAAAGTCTTTTAATATTTCACTTTGATTTGCGCTTTTTTTAATTCGTTCGTAAAACTCAACGAATAACTCAAAGTTGTTGATTATCAAAGAATTTTCCTTGCATCTTTCGTAGGGCGATAATCACGTCAGTGGCTTCCTGGCGGCTGAGATACCATAGACAAAATACCAGTCTGCCAGTTATTCGCTCGATAAAAAGTCGCAACGCAAGACCGGTTTTTACCCTTGCGATCCTATTCCAAATACCCACGATAGTATCAAGCTGTTTTTGCGTAGCTTTAAGAGGGTCTTTTTTGGCGAATGCTCGCGGCACTCCGCCCGCCGCCACGACGGCATCTTTGGTGCTCGTCTGCTTAAGTTTAGGATTAAATTTGCTCTTATAGCCGACTACTTCCAAAACCTTTCTTAGCTCATCGATATTGAGATCTTTCAGGCTATCTTTGCCGAATTCGGCCTGCAGATACACTTTGCGACACTCATCATCCACAAAGTAATTATGCTTTAGCGTGTGGATCATTTTGATATAGTATTTTTTCAACTCATCTTTTTTATTTGCCCTCATCGAAAAGCCCCCTATTAGCCTTAGTTGTAATAGTTGTATCGGTTGTAGCTAGTGGCCTGCAACTATATATTACGCTCTTGCCTGCTTTATAGCTAAACCACAATTTGCCGTCGAATTTATCCAGGCAATCGCGGGCGGTTTTATCGTCCTTTGCATAGCCTGCGCCGTTTAAAAGCTCGGTTTTATTCAGCTCGCCAAGCTCTAGCGCACGCCTGATTTCTGCAGTAAAGCTCAGCTCATATTCGCTCATCCTTGCAAGCTGCAAATCCAGCTCCTTAAGCTCTAAATTTGCTAGATCTACACAAAAGCCGCCGTCTTTTACGCCGGCGCGCTCCTTTGCTACTTCGCATAGGAAATTCAACTCGTTTTGCTGGCTCGGGCGCTTGATTAGATGATACATCACGTCAAGCGAATTTCTGATATGGTTGCTGCCTTGGTAGTTGCGCCCATCCTTATTTGAGTGGTGCAAGATCAAGATCGTAGCCCCAGCTTCGCGCAAATTTTTAAGCGCCGCAAAGAGCCTATTAACGCGGTTGTCATTGTTTATGTCGACGAAATCGCGCAGGCTATCGAGTATGAAAACGCAGCCCTCGTAGGCTTTACCGATCGCGCTTTGCTCCAGCTTCATCACGAGCTCGAAGCCGTCCATTTCGATACTCGAGCGCTGGATATAGCTGAGATTCGGAAAGCGATTTATAAGGAGCCGGTCTACTCCACGTTGCTTTAGCACCCCGACGGGATTGTCGTAATCAATGAAAAACACTCTCTGGCTTTCCTCGCAGAGCCTTTTAGCTAGCGCAAACGCCATGTAGCTTTTACCCGTGCCGCCGTCGGCATAAATCAACGTAATAAGCCGCTTAACCAAAAAATCCTCTATCAAAAATTCGATTTTTTCGTTAAAGCTTTCACTTTTGAGGCTTGAGCTTTGTAAAAAGTCGAATATATCGTTTTCGTTCATATTGGTGACCCGTCTTTCTTAATCTTTTAGATATATGAAATTTCGTGGAGCACTTTTTACTCCGAAATATCTTATATTTTGAGGTTTTTTATATCTTATTGGCTTTTCTAAAAAATACCAAGAGGCACATTTTTTACCCTTAAAATATTCGTCGAATTCCTCTTTAGTAATTCCAGAGCAGTCCAAATAGCAAGCCCATACCGCCTCTTTGTTTTCGCTTCTATCGGCTCTTTTGACTTTTACCTCGCCGACTACCTTTTTTATCGGCGCCGTGGCGTATAAAAATATCCTATCATTCGCGATAGAGGCCAGTGCTTTTCTATATTCTACTTTTTTGACACCACTAAGTATCATATCTGCAAATTTAGGCTTTATGGATAGTAAAATAGCCATTGTTTTTCCTTAAATTTAAAACCTTTTAAAGAGCGTTAAAGTGTGTTTAAAACGCTCTTTAAAGGGCTTAAAGCCCTTTAAATTTAATCGAACCATAATCTAAGCGTGCCGTCGTCATCTATGTCCAGTTCATCGGGGATGGCCCCGCCGAACAAAGAGTGAGTGCCCTTAAAATTTTGATCTAGCATGGTTAAATTGACGATATCGATATAAAAAGTATCGATATGCGAATACTTGCCTCTTTCTAAATCGTCCACCATTTCTTGCGATAAAAGAAGCAAATCATATCCGATTAGCTCGCAAGTAGCTTTTATACTGCCGTAGGTTATATCGTGGTTGCCTTCCACTATAAAGCTATCGCCTAGTTCTTCGTTATCAAGCTCAGCAGCCCTTTTAAAAATTCTCTCAAAATCGGCTTTATCTTTTATCCTATATTTTGGCTCTATCATTGTCCTGCCTCCAAACTCTCAATTTTCGGCACTATACGGAAGCTATCTTTTATGGTCCTTGTTAGTCCCAGCTTTACGAGATCTTCATCTTTTAGCTCCGCTAGAGCGTCTTTGTTAGGTTTTTCTTCGTATATGATGCACTCTTTGGCTAGCCCGTAGCTTTTGATCGCCTTTAGCAGGCTTTCTACTTTTGCCTTAATACGAGGCAAGCTCACACTTTTAGTTAGGCGGTAGCCGATCTCGCCAAAGGTAAATTCTTTCGAGCGTTTTTCGGCGAATTCGTGCTTGTTTTCTTCGCAAAAAAACGTGATTTGCTGCTCGATATAGTTTTTCTCGCTCTCGAGTCTCTCTACTTCAGCTTTTCTGCTCTCTTTGATGCGGTTGCACTCAAGCGTTACTTCGCCGTTGATCTTTTCGATACCTACACTTAGCTCGCACACCTTTTTTAGCGCATTATCTATATCGCTAAAGCTTTTTATTTCCATTTTCTACTCCTTAGTTTTGATTTTCTTCTGTTTGCTCTTATTACTTGGCTTTTATGCTTCGCGCCCTTTGTTATTTGGCTCTTAGCAAAAGCCATCCTGCTTCTTCTGGTTTTGGTTTGCATTGGCACGCCGCCAAGTGTGCTGGTGTCGCTTATAGCTAAGCTTAGCCCCGCCAGCATCGACATGGCTTTTATCATCTCTTTCTCCTTTCTAAAATTTTAAGTTTTTTGGCTAGTCCGTATTTTATGACGTAGCCGTATCTTAGGCAGATCGGAAGGTGATTTTTATTCTTCTTTACGATCCGCACCTTACCGCCCTCACTCGTCAAACAAACTAAATTTCAGCTCCCTCACGCCGAGCTGCCTTGCAAGCTCTCGCTCGTATGCCATGCCCTTGCTATTTTCGCTGCCTTCGCAGGCAAAAAAGTAGTAGTAGCTGCATACCGAGAGGAGCTCCTCGCAGTTTTTCATTATGCGATCTCGCTCCAGCTCGCTATACACCCCCATCCATGTAAGCACGGGCGGAGATGGGTTCGTAGCCGTTGGCGCGCACGATGGCGCAGGCCTGCTCGGCAAGCTTGCGGGCATAGTAGTCGCGATCTCGCTCATGCTTGCACGGGATACTTGCATACGGCGAGCTTACAAATACCAGCCTTGCCGTTCGTTTGTCCATTATCTTTTGCTCCTTTGTTTTAAATTTGACTTCCTCCCCCCGCCCCGCCC